GATCAAGTAATGATTTCTTAACTGATGCACTAAAAGCACAATTTAAAACAGATGGTGAAGCCAGTGCGCGTATTGCACGCCATCAACAGGAAATGGCAATTGAGAAGCGTGCAGTTGGTACATCCAACTTTGCAGGCTTAGTAGTGCCACAATACCTAGTTGATCTATACGCACCATTAGCACGCGCCGGCCGCCCATTCGCGGATGCCGCACGCAAGCACCAACTCCCTACACAGGGCATGTCGGTTGTCATTAGTCGTATAAATACTGGCACAGTAACAGCGTACCAAACATCACAAAACACAGCCGCAGTATCACAAGATATTGCAGACAACACCCTAACTGTAAATGTAAATACAATTGCAGGCCAACAATCAGTATCTAAGCAAGCATTACTACGCGGATACAACATTGAGGGAATTGTTTTGGGTGATTTGATTCGCGATTACCACACCAAGTTAGATAATTCACTAATCAATGGATCAGGATCAAATGGTCAACCATTAGGTCTATTAAACATGACAACTGGAGTTCTAGTAACTTACACCGCTACAACCGGTACAGTTGCAGGTCTATATCCAAAGATTGCTGATGCAATTCAACAAATTCAAAGCAATATCTATGTAAACCCAAATGCAGTAGTCATGCACCCACGCCGTCTAGGATTCCTATTGGCCGGTGTTGATGGTTCAAGTAGGCCATTGATTGTGCCACAGGCATACAATCCTATGAACGCAATGGGTACAGGTAACGGCGCACCGCAATATGGTAACTCAGGTTACTCAATCCTAGGATTGCCAATTATTGTGGATGCTAACATTGCAACAAATGTTGGCGCAGGCACAAATCAAGACACAATCTTTGTGGTTGATTTGAATGAAGCCCATCTATGGGAAGAAGCCGCCGCACCAACTTATGTTACATTTGAAGAGCCATCAGGCAAGGTTGCAATCAATATCGTTCTATTCGGTATGTCAGCATTTACCGCAGAGCGTTATCCAAAAGCAATCGCACAAATTAACGGCACAGGTTTAGCAACACCAAGTTTCTAAACCAATAAGTTTCCAGGCCGCTACCCTTCCAGTGGCCTGGATTCTAACTATGATCGGTATTTAATGAATGGAGTTTGTCTAATGTCCCAGGGCAGTACAGGATTTGGATACCGATCATGGCTATAACAAATGGATATGCAACATTAACTCAAATTAAGGCTTACATGTCTATATCAGATAATACTGATAATGACTTGTTAGAAGATTTAGTTGAATCAGCATCAAGATCAATTGATCGGATTGCTAACAGAAGATTTTATTTAGATGCAGTGGCATCCGCACGGCTTTATCGTGCGTACTCAGATATTTTTGTTTATGTAGATGATATTGGTACTACATCAAGTTTGGTTGTAAAAACTGATTCAAACGGCAACGGCACATACGCAAAAACTTTAACTTTAAATCAAGATTACATTTTAGACCCATTAACCGCATCATCTTTGAACCGGCCATTTACTCAATTAACTATGGTATCTAATACCGAAACCTGGCCGATATTTCCAGGCTTAACACAAAATGGATTACGCCCAGGTGTGCAAGTAACTGCAAGATGGGGCTGGCCGTCAGTGCCGGATGATATAAATATGGCCTGTTTAATTCTTACCGCTGATCTATACAAGCGTAAAGATGCACCGGGTGGCATATTAGGATTAGGTGATTTAGGAGTAGTTAGAATGTCACCAATAGGCAGAGATGTAACCGCAATGGTCAGGGCATACAAAAAAGAAGTGGTTGCATGAATCCCGGTACAGTTAGAACTAACCTTAAAACTGCCCTAAGCACAATAACCGGTATGCGTGTGTTTGACTATGTACCTGATTCTACAAACATCCCAACCAATAACGCTTTTGCAATAGTTGGCCAATTATCAATGAATTATGATTACACATTAAACAGAGGATTTGATTCTGCAAGTTGTCAGATCATTGTTGTAGTTGGAAGAATGAGTGAAAAAGATGGACAATCAAGATTGGATGGGCTACTTGCTTCATCCGGTTCTACTTCAATTAAAGCCGCTGTTGAAGTTGATAAAACTTTAGGCGGTGCTGTTCAAACGCTCAGGGTTGTGTCTGCAAGCCCTGGCACAATTACTTCCGCTAATATTGACTACCTAAGTTATCAATATTCGGTTGAATTGATAGGTTAGTAACGAAAGGAAAAATATGGCCATATTTATGGGTAACAAAGTTGCCGTGATTGTTGGTACAACTACCATTACTGATCATGTCAGCACTGTAAGCCTTGCACGGGAAATTGATCAGGTTGATATAAGCGCGATGAATGATAATATACAGAACATGATCGGTGGGATTGAAAGACCTACACTGAATCTTGAACTGTACAATGATTTTGCATCAGCATCAGTAAACGCATTATTTGAAGATGCGTTAGGTACTAAACTGAATATCAAATTGATACCAGTGTCAGGTACAGTAACCGCAACAAACCCAAGTTATACAATGTCATGCCTTATCTCATCATGGACACCTGTAAATGGTGCTGTTGATGCGGTAGCAAGCGTATCTGTATCACTGCCGGTAACTGCATTAACAAAATCAACAAGCGCGTAATAAGAAAAGGGTGGGACAATGCACAAAATTGAAATTGTTAAAAAAGATGGTAAAAAAGTAACCTATGATCTTACGCCATCCGCAAAGGTGGCGTTTGAGGCCGAATTTAAAACCGGCTGGCGTAAGAGATTAGGCGAACTACAAATGGAAAGTGATTTGTGGTGGTTTGCCTGGCGTTTAGAAAAAGATGCTGGCAAAACTGAACTTCTTTTTGGTGATGATTACATCAATCAATATTTAGATGTTGATTTGGTTTATGACTCAAAAAATGGATAGACCGGCACGGATCAATTTATGAAGTCGCTACTGTGTCGGTGGCAACAGGTATCAGCCCTAAAGATTTATTAGAAGTTGATCCAGCGATTTATTCAGCGATTAAAGCCATTTTGCAAGAACGCCATTATCAAAGCAAGAAGGCAACAGTTAGGCGAAAATAATGATTGAACCTAGATATTCGGGATTGCCTGGCCGTACTAGATCATTGGCGGCAGTGCCATCAATCTATGTTGAAAATTTAACTGAACTTCTTGAAAAGATGAAGAAAGTTGATCCTGATTTACAAAAAGAATTTAGAAGGGAATTAAGTAAGTCTGTTAAGCCGGTTGCAAAGTTAGCACAAAGTTTTGTGCCACATTCACCATTCCCGGGATGGCGTGATGTTGAGCCTAACTATCCACCACAATGGGGTTGGGCTAATGATCAAGTTCATAGAGGTAGAACTATTGGCCAGGATAAAAGAAGCCGTTGGAAGTGGTCGCAAACAGAAGTCATACGCGGCATAAGAGTAAGTACTGCTAAAAGTAAAGTACAAAGAATTAAAGGCGTTACATTTGGTGTAACTGCATTAGCCGTAGTAAATAAATCTGTACCAGGTATAATTTATGAGTTGGCAGGTTTTGGATCATCAAGATCAAGGGGAAGAACTAGGCGTGTAAGCCGTAACCCAAATGCTAGTGAATCATTTATTGGTAAATTGCAAGGTACTGCCAATAGCGGTGCTTACAAAGAAAAAAGATTGATTTATAGGGCATCACAACAATTAGGTGGCCAAGTAAATGATAATCTATACGGAGTATTAAAAAAATATCTAGGCAAAGAATTTAGGGGTTAATCATGGCACTAAGTCAATATGTTGCGATTAACTTCTTAACTAAGTTTGATAAAAAAGGTTTAGAGCGTGCTACAAAAGAGTTAAAAGGATTTGACAAAGTAGTTGCTACTAGCACATTTAGATTAAAATCCTTTGCCAAAGCCGGTGCAATTGCGGCCGCGGCTGGCATGGCGATTTTTGCAAAAAATTCTATACAAGCGGCTTTAGCCCAGGAAAGATTAGATAAATCAGTTGAACAATCTTTAAGATCAATCAATCAATTAGATCAATTGCCTAGTGTAAATTCTTTTATCAGTGGTATAGAAAAAGCATCAAATATTACTAAGGATAGATTAACCCCGGCGATCAATGGTTTAATTATACAAACTGCCGATTTAACAAAAGCGCAAGATTTATTTAATGTTGCCGTAGATACCAGCGTAGGTGCAGGCGTTGATTTAACCCAGGTATCAGATGCGCTAGGTAAAGCAAGCCGGGGCAACTTTAAGGCGTTAGGTGCATTAGGTTTAGGCTTTGATGCGGTAACTGCCAAAGAAATTGGCTTAGCAGAGATTACAGATTACTTAACTTTAAAATTTGGTGGTGCGGCTAAGAGAGCCACTGAAACATTTGGCGGTCAATTAGATGCTTTGAAGATTAGCGCAGGTGCGGCACAAACAAGTTTAGGTGAAGGCTTTATTACTGCAACTGAAATTCTTATTGGTGGTGGTAATGCTTCTGATTATTTTGGCGCAAGACTTGAATCATTGGGTTTAAATGGCGGTTATATTGTGGTTGCATTGGCCGACAAAATATCAAAAATTACTGAAGCATTTGATGGGTTAGCCAAAAAAGTTGAAGGTAATGCCTTTTTAAAGTTTTTATTTAAAGCAGAAAATATACCTGTACTGGGTGGGTGGATTCAAGGTTTTAGAGGTTTGGCCGAAGAAGGCAAAAATATTACCGACAATTTGAAAGATACTGTTGAACAATCGGCTGAACAAAAAGCCCTTGCTGAAAAGTTAGCAAAATTGCAAGCACGATTAGATAAGATGGCGGCTGAAGCCTTAAACAAACAAAAGAAAATAACTAAAGAAAAATTAGCACAACAGGCTTTAGATAAAAAGAAGGCCGAATTGGAAGCCATGTTTGATCTTGACCGGATTAACCTACAAGCGGCGTTAAGCCGTAAGTTATCTGCCGAAGATGAGTTGCGTGTAAAGATATTGCAGAAGTTAGCGGATGGTACTAAAAAAGCCGTTGATGAAGCCGAACGCTATGCAGATGTATTAAAGGTTATTGAAGATGGTCAAATCACAACTGGTGAAGTTGAAATGTTGGCTAAGAAGTGGGGAGTTACAACCACAGAAGTTCTTATTTACTTACGCACATTGTTTGCCGCTAATGATGAACTACGCAAAATGTTGGCATTGCTTGATGAAATTGGCAAAAAGAAAATGCCAGTGGGTATGACATTCCAATATCAACAACAACAATTTCAACAAATAACATCTCCAAGATTTCAAGAATCTGTATTAACAGGAGAAGCACCAAATGTTTTAGGCCAACAAGTTTTTGAAGATTTAAGAAAAGAAGGTTTAAATGCGGCTATGGCAGGATCAAGCGCAAGATATACAGCGCAAGCCGTAGATTATTATCAAAGGCTATTTGACATACCACGCATGGCAGAAGGTGGTGTAGTCAATCAACCGACATTAGCAATGATTGGTGAAGCCGGTGCAGAAGCGGTTATACCTTTAGACAAAATGGGTGGGATGGGAACTACTGTAAATATCAATGTAGCCGGATCAGTTATATCAGAAGGTGAATTGCAATCTGTAATCCAGGATGCTTTGTATAACTTAAACCGATCAGGTGCGGTAACTCAATTAACTAACTTAGGAAGATAATGCCAGCGGCAAAATTTAGGGCTGAGATTGACTTCTCCGGCGGTGCTTCATTTGATCCAGCATTAGTACTGGATGATCCTGCAACGCCTTTAGATGTAGCGGTACTAGGTACTGCCGCCGCTGATACAGTTGATATAACAGACTTTGTAACTCAGTGCTATATCCGGCGTGCATTTAATAGATCATCAGATTCATTTACCGGCGGTACTGCACGCATTACATTTGTTGATGAAACTGGTGAGTTCAATCCAGCCAATACCGGTTCTTCTTTGTACGGCAAGATTAAACCTATGCGTAAGATTCGCTTTACGGCAGAGTATTTAGGTGTTACATATAACTTAGGTTCTATGTATGTACAGGAATGGAATTACCAAAGCCCTACTGGATTTGATCCAGCCTATGTAACTTTGTCATGCGTAGATGGATTTCAATTATTAAACTTAACTACAATAACATCAGTGAGTGGTGGTACAGCCGGACAAACTACCGCACAAAGAATTTCAAGTTTGTTGGATGCAGGTGAGTGGCCAGGTGGTATGCGTGACATATCTACAACTACAACCACAACAGTGCAGGCAGATGCCGGTAGTTCAAGATCATTATTAGCCGCATGCCAAGAAGTAGAAGCCACCGATCTAGGTTCTTTTTATATGGATCAACGCGGCTATGCAAAGTTTTTATCACGCACTGACATTATTACCGCATCAGGTGGTGTGGCAACAGCCTTTAGTGATGTACCAGGCTCAGGTGATATTACCTATCAGGCAGTGGAATTTGATATTTCAGATTATCAAATGATCAATAAAGTAACAGTTACCCCAACAGGATTGACCGGCCAAACTGCCAGCGATACGGCAAGCATTGATGATTACTTTCAACATAGCCGGGTAAGAAGCGGCATTATGCAAACAGAAGCGGATGCGCTTAATCAGGCAAGAATGATTATTGCAAGCCGAAAAGAGCAAGGCGTAGATTTACAGTTGAACTCATTAACAGTTGATGCCTTTGGTGAGGATGATTCTAGCCGGGTGGTAGCGGCTTTAAATTTAGATGTATTTGATCCAATAGAAGTAACTCAAACCTTACCGGCTGGCAATGTGGTTACAGATAGCGTAATAACAGGCCTTACCTATCAGATCACCCCTAAATCTTTCCTAGTAAATTTTACATGCGCTCAACCCTTTGCATCAGGATTTTTGCTAGACTCTACTGTTGATGGAATTTTAGATGAAGATTCATTGGCCTATTAGGAGAATATAGATGGCAACCTTTTCAGTTGGTCAGGTACTTACAGCGGCGCAGATGAACTCAATCGCCAACCTTGCAGTTAGGGCAGTAACGGCCACATCAGATACCTTAGTTGTAACTGATGCAGATAATAAACTTATTACATATTCAAATACCGGCACAACTACAATTACAGTGCCGCCTTTTAATACAGTGGCAATGACAACTGGAAGCGTAGTAAATGTAATCAAAATTGGATCAGGTGGCACAGTATCTATTATTCAGGGATCAGGTGTAACACTTGCATCAAGTGGTGCGGTATCTACTAACCCAACAATTACCGGACAATTTAAAGCGGCAAGTTTAATTAAAGTCAGTACAGATTCTTGGTATATCGTAGGTGGCATTGCCTAATGTCTTTAATTCTTGGGATATTAGATAGTGGTGGTGGTGCAGCACCTTTAGCACCAGGTTCTTACGAATCAATAGCGACCACAACTGTTGGCTCAGGTGGTAGTGCCAATGTTGAATTTACTTCAATACCTGGCACCTATACACATTTACAAATTAGAGGAATTGTTAGAACTAATAGAGCCGCAACTGGCGACTGGTTAGAAATTACATTTAATTCAGACACCGCCGCTAATTACCAAGACCATTATTTAGCAGGTAATGGAACTTCCGCTAGTGCTGGCGCACAAACAACTAGAAATTGGATAAACATTGATAGATGGCCTGGTGCTTCCAGTACTGCTAGTATTTTTGGAGTAATGGTTTTGGATATTTTAGATTATGCAAATACTAACAAATATAAAACTGTTAGAAATTTAAGTGGTAATGACCAAAATGGTTCAGGAGAAATACATTTGAGCAGTGGTGGTTGGAGAAGTACCTCTGCTATCACTTCTATTAAATTAGATGTTGGTGCTGGTACATTATTTACTCAGTATTCCCAATTCGC